CCATCACTCGTTAACTTCTTATACGTTCCGAACATTGCATCAAATTGCTTCTTCGTAACACCAGCATCGTATGCAGATTTCCGGAAAGATTTTATCTGGTCTTCTTTTAACCGGATCTGTTCCGGCATATCGTCCATACCAGCAACATAATCTTCTTCTTTATCCGGCGCGCCCGCAGCTTTAAAATACGCCCGCCATTCTTCCGGCGTTGATTTATCCGTCGGTATTACAATCTTATTAGAGCCGAGAGTTTTCTGCAATTCCACATACGATTTTGCCAAATCACCCTGGCTCTTAAATTTAGTTATACTTGGATGCGCTTTTAAATCCGGTTCCAACGCATCGTACCAATTTGCTCCTGTATCAACCACTTCTTTTGTCGCGGCCGAGTTGTCCAATACTTCTTGGGCTGGGTTGTCGCTCATTTTATTCTCCTATTTTATCGCTTCTGTTTGTTTTGGTTCCCGAAATTCGTCCTTCTTTGCCATATCCAAAATATGCTGTGCTAAATCATTCATCCCGACATTGTGCGCTAAAATAAGCGCATCGTTTGAGAATGATGACCGGCGCAATAACCCGGATATCGCAATGTCTTCTAAAACTTTCTGCCCATCTTCCGACGAGAATACACGCTCATATCGGTCTTTCATCTCATCTAAAAAATTATTGTCTTTGGGCATCGGCTATATTCTTTCCAGCGGCTGATCCGTCTTTCATTGTCGCCGCCATACTTGACGCAGCATTTAACTGCGCCTGGACCTGCGCTTGTTGCGCACGGTTTTCTCTTACCTTCGCAACACTTTCTTCATCATTTATAATTTCCGGATCAATTGAATATATAAAAGACATCTTATCCACAACCATATCCGTGTCAATTTTGTCTATAATCTGAGGTGCAACTTGACTTATCTGCCCGACAATCGTCAAGAACGTCTGCATATCTTTCGCTTGTACCGCTCGCTGTGCTTTCGCTAACGGACTAATATAAATAACATCAAAGTTTTTACCGCCTAACTCCGGCGGGATTGGTGCAAGTTTTCCGCGTCTTAATAATATATTAAACGTCCGGACAATTATCGGACTTAATAATTCGTTCTGCAACCGGCCTAACACCGGACCTAATATCAGCATCTTCTCCTGCGTCCGCTCAATTACTTCCGTCGCAGTCATATTATTCTGCTGTGTCAGCATCAAGAAAAGATCAACAAAGAACGCCCGGCGGACTTTCTGCTCAGCACGCTCAATGAAATCCAACCCTACTTGAATATTATTCTTCGTAGATAACGGCTGGATCTGCTGACCGCTTGATAACGGCGCGCGCTGATAATTTATCGCTCGTGACCGGACATCTAACGTTCCCATAATACCGTCGTGTTCAGCAATCCAGGGCGGATATAACGCAATCTCAGCAGCATTGATATACGTTTCAACGGCTTTGTTCAGCATCACCACGTCCGGATAAACCGTATACATCGGACTGTATCCATAAACTTCACCGCTGTTTTTGTAAAAGCGCGGGCAGAAATACGGCATCTCGGAATATCCGCTTTCCCGCACAATCTTTTTGTCCGTCATACTCACCCAATATGATGCAATCGGCATATTTATATTATCCGCTCTTGAAACATCACGCTCGTATCGCGGGCAAACATATTGAATGAAACAAAACTTCTTCGTAAAATCTTTCTGCTCCTCAACACACTTGCAGATAGCTTCTCCAACCTTCGCATCTCCAAAAAACGTATACGCCTGATACGCAGTCATCTCAAAATATCTAAACACCATCGTGGCTTCTTCACGATCATCTTCAACAATAAAAATCTCTTTCGGTTGCCGTGCATAAAAACGGATATCATCTCTAACATCTTCGTCTTCATACATACACGCTGTGCCGAACGTTCCAAGATCCAAATAAATCTCGTGTATCTGCTGATAAAAATTCGTATTCGCTAACGTCAAAAATATAGTTTCCTGAGCGTGAGAGAAAAACTTACGTACTTCATTATCCCGCATCAAAGACTCATCTCTTGTCCGCAACTCAAACCATCTCTGCGACGCATTTGTCATATATCCCGACAGACCGGCAGCCATAATCAAATTCGATTGGACCGGAGAATCGTCATAAACATCAGTTGACGGTTTCTCGCCCGGCTCATACTTCGTATTCACCCCGCGCTTCCTGGGCATTCCATAATAAACTAAATCTTCCCATGTAGACTCGACGACAGTTTTATCAGCTTTCGCTTTGTCATACGCTTTAATTATATCTTCAGCGGTTTTTATCATCATAGACCTATCATATCAAGAATTGGATGTGATATCATGCCAGGCGCGCGCTTCGCACGTCCGGCAACACCGGGAAGTTTTAAAATATCTTCATTCGTAGTATCTTCCGGTGTACTATCTTCCGGTCCGGCATTTACATTGATTGTGATTTGAATGTCCATTTTAGACTCCTAAAATTGACTTTTGATTTGTATCCGCCGGCTGTAATCCGCCCGGCGGTGTTAAAATCGTATTCGTCTGACTAGCTTGTCGAAGTCTTAACCTTGCTTTCGCAGCATCCGCCGCCGCCGCTTCTGCTTTTAACGGCGCTTCAATCTGCGCTAATCCAATTTCTTTCTGCGCCGCCGCAGCCGCTTCTGCTGACTTGCGCTCTGCTTTCGCGGATTGACTTGCATTATAAACAGATGCGCCGGCAATCGCTGCTCCAGCTAAAGCAATCGTTCCGACAGTTGCCGCACTCGCTGCGGATGCCCCTAACGCCGCTCCGATTATTGGTGGCATATAAAACCTCTCAATTTTGTAAAATCTCTGTTAAACCAACTGACCGTTTTAAACCTTTTTGCATATTCCCGGATAAATATCCGCAACTCTCTTGGCTTAATCCTATTCCCCGACGAATCTAAAGAAAGAAAATGAATATGATCTCCGTCCATTTCACCAAACTCTTTTAACCTGCGAGGATCTAACAACTGTTCTTTATTCATAATTATTGATATTAAAGTTTCAACATCAACTGTAATGTATCGTACTACAATCATATTAGAATTTTTATATTTATTTTGTTTATTTTACCGCCATTCTTGGCAGATATCTTTCCCGCAAACTTGTCGTCTGGTCAATCACAACCGGCGCTCGATTCATCTGTTCGTGCATACACAAACTGTCAACCAAATCTATATACTCGCTCTTAATTTCATAATTGGTAACGCCGGCTAATTCGTTTTTCATTTCATCTAACCAATCCGCGCGGTCCGGAAACCAAATTGAGCGCCCCTTAAATCTAGGCTGCAACATTCTAATCCTATCGAGCTTTGATCCTAGCTTTGCGTGTTCTAACGGCACAATCGTAAACCTAACATTCCGAATACTCATCTCGCGGTACAATATCGGTTCTAACGTCTGCTGATATTGACCCTTCTCAATTCCAAAGCGCCGGATGCCCCATTTCTTGACGACAAAGAATATCTTATCAATCAATCCGTTGCTATCCCATCGGCCAAATTCACAATCAAGCACATACCAATGATTATCTTTCGTAACGCCATTTACTGTTATCGCGCGGAAGCATGAGGAAGGATTGTTTGATGACGCCGGGTCAAGTGTCGCTTCTACCGTCGAGGTCGAAGCAATAGTTTCCGCCAGCCCTGGACTATAATATGAATAATCGCTTTCAAGAAATAACCGCGTTTCAATTGATGATGATACGCACATCTTTTCGCGCAGCCATATATCGAGCTTTCCCATCGCCCGATAATTCTCTTTCTCCAACAGTATTTCTTCTAATGATCTTTTCGCCGGCCAGGCTGGTAAACCGTTCACAATCTCCGGCACACGCATTGTTTTATATTTCAGTCCTTCTGCATTATTAAACACACGCTCAATAATACACTTGTCGCCGAGATTGTTGCCTATTAAAAACGTCCGGCACGTCTGCCCAAGAAAATATACATCCGACAGAAACCAATCCCAATCACGTTCAAGAATCGTATCGGACCGGGAGTCTTCAATATCCTGCGGGTCATCAATTATAATTACTTTCGGCCGGCGGTCAATATTCGATAGCCCGCGAATCGATGCGCCTTTACCATACGCTTCAATCCGAAGATTTAGTTTTTCATCACCATACTTTAAATTTAATGATAATACGTTTGAAGAATTTTGAACGACTTTTATAATACGTGATGCGCAAACGGGATTTGATGTTGCTTCTGTTGCAATTTCGTCTAACTTGGCGGTCGCTTGCGCATCGTTATTTTTTATAATTACAATGTAATCGTAAAGAGGATTTGGAAACGTGATCGCGTGAATCGGAAAGGCACGCAAAACAATTTGTCCTTTCCCGGACTCGCGGTATCCTTGAACAGCATAATTGTCTTTGCCATTTAACAGAATATCCGACCAGACGTGATGAAACGATGCCGGATCAACATCATCATCACCGTTTATAAGAATAAGTTTCCGGAAATCAACTAAATTTCGGCGGGAATAACTAAGGATGTTCTCAAACTTTAAAGTTTCTTCAACGTTAAGTTTTTCCAAGCATGTCACCTTTAGTAAGTAATTTACTCATAAACTCACTAAATTCAATCGGCGGAGCAAGCACTTGCGGAATACGCTTAACAGTTACCTTGATCGCTAACTGCGCTTTTTCATTCTCCGTTAGTGTCGACTCCGGCGCTAATGCTTTACGCACAACTTGATCGCATAATGAATATAAACTCTGCGTATCTTTTTTCTCAACACGCTCGGCGTATCTGTACTTTCTACCACTATTCTTTCCGCCCATTACTTTTTACTCCCAAATAGGAATAACACAATATATTGTGGTTTTCAAGTATTTTATTTTAAATTTATACAATATCTAGTGTTTATAAATCAACCGATCTTAATATTCTTCTTAATTGGTCAATCTCTTTATCTGTCAAAGCGCGTGTTGGAGAGATGTTAACAACCGTTCCACCAAAAACCTCTTTGATCTTAACCAACCGGTCCATCTCTTTGTCTGTTAGGTTGTTTTTCTCTTGAAACTGCTTTTTGTTTAAAAACATCGGTAATATCTCCTTATAATATATATTATTTATTGGAAAATGACTTTTATTACTATAATTACCATTACCGATACATCTGCCAGAGTATATAGAGAATATATATACGGTACGGTACGGTTTTATATTTTAATTATACTTATATATATAAATTCGGTAATATCAGTAATAAATGATATAATATATTGATTTTAAATAATTTAAAAATTACTTACCAATTATTACCAAAAATCACTCTGTAATAAAATCTTCTGTTTTATCTATTTTAATTTTGATTTGGTTAAGATCCCAATACTTACCTTGCAAACCGTTTAAGAATGTATGTTTCGGTTTTGGGCAACCAAGCCGGCGAAGGATAGCTCCGATGCGCCTTAGTATTTGGCCATTGCAGTTTTCCAGTTTTCCTTGTATTATATCTTTATAAATATCAGTAGATGTCATTTGGCAACTGTGGTCCAGTCTTTTAGTGTTTGTATAATTGACGATTACGTCTGACCAGGGGTCGTGGTATTCCCTTTCTTCTTGTTGGGATACCGCTTCTTTAGCTATTTCACCATCTTCGATATATGTTTTAAAACCGGATTTATACGCTAAATATGCTTCGGCAAACAATTGATCTCTTATTTGTGTTATAAAATCCACGTCAATTTGTTTAACAGATATTGGCAAAAAACGACGGTTTCCCGTAGAATCGTTTAAATAACCAACGTCTTCTGGATTAATTGTACCTATAAAAGTAGATTTTCTCGGATAAAGACCAACATTATGCGCATAAGCAAACCGGACCCTATCTATCGGCTGAGATATAAAGGCTTTTAAACTTTCAATATCACGTTTACTAAAAACCGAAAGTTCCGGCACCTCGATTATGAGCGATCCGCGCATCTGTTGAATTGTGTTGTGATCTCGGTCCAAGAGAGAAACTGTTGTAAAAAAGCTCCCGCCCAACGCCCGGACAAGTTTAGACTTCCCGATGCCCTGGTCACCTTCAATAATAGGCATATAATCGTATTGGCAACCCGGCTCAAAGGCACGCTTGACCGGCGCGACAATCATTAATTTAGAAACAAGACGAGTATATTTAGTGTCCGGAGCATCTCCGGATGCTATAAGCCACTCCTCAAGCCGGCTGACGCCATCCCACTTTAAACCTAGAATCCAGTCTTTAACGGGATTTTTTGTATGTGCGCGGGAATATCTTATAATTGCTGTGCGGATATTGTACGGCCCGACTTCTAGCCCAATCTTACTCATATTATATAAGAAAAAACCATCGTGATAATCCGAGTAAAGTTCTCCCTCAATAATCACCTCATCGGAAAAATCGTTGTACCAGATATCGTAAGCGCCTTGTACCAGAAAATTGTACGCATTGTTAAATGTTGGCCTTAATTGTCCGTTTTTAAGTGTATCCCACTTTATATTTGAATAAAATTTTGAACACGCCGCAATCGCGTTCTGAATCTGGTATTGCCC